ATTAGTTACGCATCCGGGGGAACGGTTGTTCTTAATGATGGCACAGGTGGCACTGCTAAGTTTTCTTTTACCGCGCCAGCCGCAGCCGGGGCAATTAATGTCTCAATCCCTGGGGAAGGTATCAGGTGTAGTACAAACATTTCAGCAGTTTGCGCCGCATCTACTACCGCGGTGGTGTTTTATGGCTAAGAGTCCAGCATGGCAGAGAAAAGAGGGGAAGAACCCCAAGGGTGGCTTGAATGCCAAGGGACGAGCCTCAGCCAAAAAGCAAGGTATGAACTTGAAACCGCCCCAGCCCGAAGGCGGCTCCCGGCGCGACTCTTTCTGTGCGAGGATGGAAGGGATGAAAAAGAAATTGACATCCCCAAAGACCGCCAAAGACCCAGACTCACGCATAAACAAGAGCCTTAGGGCCTGGAATTGTTGATATGAGCGAAAACCACGACGCTATAAAAAACACGCTAGATTTTGTAGCGGTGTTTGCTACGTTTGGTTCTTTTTTAGAACTGTTTAACCCAATATTTGCCTTGGTTGGCGCAATTGTTGGTGTTATGCGTATCTATGAGATGGCAACTGGAAGAGAATTCCATACGCTGTTTAAACGAAACAAAGACGAAGGAGTTTAATATGCCAATGAAACCACAAATGCGCGGGTTCCAAACACTGACACCCGCAATGATGCAAAGCAAGGGTAATACCAGCTCAGGTAGCAAATACATGGCCAAAGGTGGTATGGCCCACGAAGATGTAAAAATGGACAAGTCCATGATGCAAAAAGCCGTAAATAAACACGAGGGCCGCCTGCACAAGGGCGAGCCAATGACCAAGCTTGCCAAAGGTGGTTCAGCTTCTAGCCGTGCCGATGGTTGTGCTACTAAGGGTAAAACCAAAGGCACAATGATCAAGATGGCTGGCGGCGGCTACTGCTAAGGAGAACACTATGAGCCCAGCAGAGAAAGCAGCGCGGGAAGAGATGGCCGAGCGCAAAATGAATACGGCCACTGAGAAGGCTTACTCTAAGTCTTTGACCAACACTGAATACACAGATCAAATAGACACGCCTAAAGATCAAATAGGAATGCCTAAAGACCGAATAGGAATGCCTAAAAAAGACCCACGCGACGCTGTCCGTGGTCAGCGCGGTTATGCTGGTGGTGGAAAAGTTAGCTCTGCATCTAGCCGTGCTGATGGTTGCGCTACTAAAGGCAAGACCAAAGGCACGATGATCAAAATGAAATCCGGCGGGGCGTGCTGACATGATGTCCAGTCGCGGCATGGGTAGTATCCTACCCTCTAAGATGCCCAAGGGTGTTAAGAAAGCACGCCGGGACGATACTGACTTTACTCAGTACGCTGAGGGTGGGTCTGTCAATGCCGCAGGTAATTACACTAAACCCGATCTCCGCAAGAAGATTGTGTCTCAGGTTAAGTCTGCAGCTACGCAAGGTACTGGCGCGGGTCAATGGTCGGCTCGTAAAGCGCAGCTTGTTGCTAAGAAATACAAAGCGGCGGGCGGAGGATACAGAGATTGAAAGCCCCTCAAAAATCTCTTAAAGACTGGGGTGATCAAAAATGGCGCACTAAGTCTGGTAAACCGTCTAGCAAGACGGGTGAGAGATATTTGCCCGAGGCAGCAATTAAGTCTTTGTCCCCAGCGGAATACGCGGCTACAACCAAAGCTAAACGAGCAGGTAAAGCCGCTGGAAAACAATTTGTGGCTCAACCAAAAAACATTGCAAAGAAAACGGCAGGATTTAGATGACCACTACCGGCTCAACCGCATTCAACATGGACTTCACGGAGATTGCCGAGGAAGCGTGGGAGCGTGCGGGCCGTGAGATGCGTTCGGGCTACGACCTACGTACAGCTCGTCGCTCAATGAATTTAATGACGATAGAATGGCAAAACAAGGGTATTAACATGTGGACTATGGAACAAGGTTTTATCAACCTAGTTCCGGGTTTAGCTACATACGCGCTCCCAACAGACACAATTGATTTGTTGGAGCAACTAATCCGTACGGGGGCAAACACTGCTTCCACACAAGCGGATTTAACCATTACACGCATTAGCGTTTCTACCTATGCAACTATTCCAAACAAGCTTCAACAAGCTCGCCCAATTCAAGTCTGGGTGCAAAGACTTTCTGGCGAAGTTAATCCTACGGATTCGGTCTTGGTGGGCACGATTACGGCAACAGCCACCACAATAACGCTCAGTACGGTAGTTGGGATAGCCGGATCAGGCTTTATTCGCATCGATAGCGAAGATATCTACTACACGTACATATCAGGGAATACCCTAAGCGGTGTATTCCGTGGGCAAAACAATACCACAGCAGTTGGGCATACAACTGGCGCGGCTATTTTTGTACCCCAGCTTCCAGCTGTGACTGTGTGGCCCACACCTGATAACAGCACGCCATATCAGTTTGTGTACTGGAGACTGCGCAGAGTGCAAGACGCTGGCGCGGGTGCGGAAACAGCTGATATGAATTTCCGTTTTTTACCTGCGCTAACCGCGGGCTTGGCGTACCACATTGCTGTCAAGGTCCCTGAGCTGATGCCCCGCATCCAAATGCTTAAGCAGATATACGACGAGACATTTGAGATTGCCGCTGGCGAAGATCGCGAAAAAGCAGCCGTTAGGTTTGTGCCCCGTCAAATGTTTATCGGCGGTGGGAGCTACTAATGGGTAACCGATTTGCATCCGGCAAGATAGCGATTGCTGAATGTGATCGGTGCGGTCAACAGTTTAAGTTAAAAACTCTTAAGACCGAAGTCATTAAGCAGCGTTTGTATCAGTTATTGGTTTGCCCAGAGTGTTGGGACCCTGATCAACCGCAGTTAATGTTGGGTACGTTTCCAGTTGATGATCCGCAAGCTCTACGCAATCCGCGTAGGGATACAACGTACGTAACATCCGGCGTAAACGTTAACGGAAACTTGTCTGGCGGGTCGCGGGATATCCAGTGGGGCTGGGCTCCTGTTGGCGGCGCAAGTTTTAGTGATGCGAGTCTTACACCAAATTACTTGGTGGCAACGACATTTGTTGGTACAGTAACGGTTAGTTAAGGAGAATATTATGGCGTTCACACGATCTGCTGATGGCATTGCCAAAAAAGGCAAAACCAAAGGAAAAAATCTTGGCGATAGTGGCCCCGCTGTTGGAATTGAGCGTGGCGGTAAAGGCAGTAAAAGCAAAGGTGGAAAAACCAATGCAGATATGATGACTATGGGCCGTAATTTGGCTAAAGTCGCTAATCAGAAACGAGGCTAACATGGCTACATTTAGTAAAAAAATGATGGGTAAAGAAGTTGGCGACGCCAAAGTCTATGCCAAGCCCCATACCATGAGCGGTAAAGTAGTTAGAGCTTCTACCAATCCTGGCAAAGAGCCAAATATTAGCAAGCTTGATACGTACGACGTAAGCGTTGGCAACATTAGCAAGTCTGCTGGTAATGAACCAACAAAGACAACTGGTATCAAAATCCGTGGTACGGGCGCAGCTACTAAAGGCGTAATGGCAAGGGGCCCGATGGCATGAATTACGCGGACCTTGTCACCGCAGTAACAGATTACTGCGAGAACACTTTCCAAACTGCTGATATGAATACGTTCATTAAGCAGGCAGAGCAACGCATTTACAACACTGCGCAGCCTGCTAATTTGCGAAAGAACGTGACGGGTACGTTGTCAACGGGCAACAAGTATTTGCAGGCCCCTGCTGATTTTTTAGCCGCGTATAGTCTTGCCATATACCCAGCTTCTGGTACGGGTGAATATTTGTATCTACTTGACAAAGATGTGAACTTCATGCGTGAAGCATATCCAAATCCAGCAACTACCGGAAAGCCTAAGCACTACGCTATCTTTGGCCCACAGTCGACTAATGTTAGGGAACTTACGTTTATCCTTGGCCCAACGCCAGACGCCGACTACAAAGCTGAACTACATTTCTTTTATTACCCAGAGTCAATTGTTACAGCAAACAATACGTGGCTTAGCGACAACTTTGATTCTGTGCTGTTGTACGGAACTATCTGTGAGGCATTTGTTTACATGCGCCAAGAAGGTGACATGGTTAAACTAGCCAACGAAAGATACGTTCAAGCAATTGCTTTGTATAAAAACTTGGCTGATGGCAAGCAACGCGGTGACGCTTATCGTGATGGTCAGGTTAGGGTGCCCGTAGCATGAGCAGCATTCTCCAAACCCAGACGACTAGCTTTAAAAAAGAGCTGTACACGGGTGTCCATAATTTGGCTACAAATACTTTGTACATTGCGTTGTACACGGCCAGCGCTGACTTAAACGAATCCACTACTGTGTACTCTTCTGTAAACGAAGTATCTGGTGGTGGATATCCCCCCGGCGGGGTTTTGCTTACAGGAGCGTCAATTAACGCCTCTGGCTTCACCGCCTATGTTGACTTCGATAACGTTGTATTTAATGCTTCCGTTACGGCCCGTTGTGCTTTAATATACAACGTGTCGCAAGGCAATAAATCCATCGCTGTCTTAGACTTTGGTTCGGACAAGACGTCCACCAATTTTACTATTACAATGCCCAGCAATACTGCATCAGCAGCACTTATCAGGAGTTCAAATTGAATGTAACCACCACAAAAGGCGAGATGGACGAATCATTGCTTGAAAAACGCGAAGGTTCGTTGGATAATGACATTGAGCACACCACTTGGACTGAATATTGGCACGAGGGTGAGCTTGTTCACCGTTCGGTTCATGTTCGTCTGAAAACTTCACCCCCGCTGTTTGCTGAAGCAGCATCTTTTGCATAAGGAAATATCATGGCTAATACCCAATCAATGACAACATCGTTCATGGGCGATTTGTTACTCGGTCAACAACAGTTTGGACCAGCTACATTAACTTCACGTGGTAGCTTGACTTCTCCAACTCAAGACACGTTTTACGCTGCTCTGTATTTGGCCTCTGCTACCATTAACGCTGCTACAACCGTTTACACCGTTACTGGTGAAGTAACCGGTACTGGCTACTCGGCTGGTGGTGTTGCTATTACAAACGCTAGCGCTCCTACAGCTACTAACTCATCAGCTACTGCTGGTGTGGCTTACTGGACACCTTCAGCTAGCATTGTGTACACAACCGTTACATTGGCTACAGCCTTTGATTGCGTGTTGGTTTATAACTCTACACAGGGCGGTAAGACTGTCAGTGTTCACACCTTTGGTTCACAGACTGTGACTGCTGGTACGTTCACATTGACAATGCCTGCTAACAGCACAACAACTGCGCTGATCCGTCTGGCAACAACCTGATCTAGCCTCATTTAGGGGCTAGACCATGGCGTCCGCGTGGGGTGATGGCGCGTGGGGCGATGGCGACTGGGGTGGGGTAAACGTTACTGTTTCCATCTCAGGAGTAGTCGCGTCCGGCCAAACTGGTAACACTACTGCTTTAAGAACAGTAGCGCTTACTGGTGTCTCCGCGACGGGCACAGCTGCATTAGCTATCCCCGCGTTCTCGTGGGGTTCTGGTGCGTGGGGCGATGGCGACTGGGGTGGCGCAAGCCGTACGGTTGCTATTACTGGCGTCTCCGCAACGGGTAGCGTTAGTTCTACTACCGCTTCTAAATCTGTTCTTCTTACCGGCGTTTCTACATTAGGTAACGTTGGTACTATGGCCGTTGGCGAGCGCAGTTTTGCGCTTACTGGCGTTGCTGCTGCGGGCTTAGTTGGCAGCGCAGCAGATAACCCCGCTGTCTCCCTTACTGGCGTTATTGCAAACGGGTTTGTTAGCTCAGTACTTGCTTCGCGATCAGTTGCGCTTACCGGCGTGTCTACCAGCGGTAATGTTGGAACAATCACTAGCTCTGTAGACAAAGCAATTACCGGCGTATCTGCTTCTGGCTTAGTTGGCAACGCAGCAGACAATCCCGCTGTCTCTCTTACTAGCGTATCTGCATCCGGTAACACCGGTACCCTTGCGGTCGGCAATCGTAACATTGCGCTTACTGGCGTCTCCGCATCTGGCTCTGTTGGAACCGCTTCAGTTACGGGCCGAGAAGCTGGTATTACCAGTGTGTCTGCTTTCGGCAACACTGGTACCCTTGCAGTTGGCAACCGTAATATTGCGCTCACTGGTGTCTCTGCCTCTGGTTTAGTTGGTAACGCGGCAGACAATCCTGCTGTTTCTCTTACCAGTGTTTTTGCTTCTGGCAACGTTGGCACCCTTGCAATTGGAAACCGTAACATTGCTATTACCGGTGTATCTGCTTCTGGCACTGCTGGTACAGTCGCTAGCTCTAGAAGTAAATCAACTACAGGTGTTTTTGCCGCAGGTAACACTGGCACACTTGCAGTTGGCAACCGTAACATTGCTATTACTAGCGTCTCCGCGGCAGGCAATGTTGGCACTATAGCTTCCAGCAGTCGTACGGTCGGTATTACCGGTGTGTCTGCTTCTGGCTTAGTTGGTAACGCGGCAGATAGCCCCGCTGTTTCCATTACTGGAGTTGCTCTTTCCGGTAGTGTTGGTTCTGTATCTAATAGCGTAACCGTTGCAATTACCGGTGTATCTGCAGCGGGCAGCGTTGGCTCTACTGTTGTAGAGGGCGCATGGGGTTTTGGCGCGTGGGGTTCTGGGACTTGGGGCGGCGCACCGCAAACCGTAGCCCTCACCGGCGTTTCTGCTTCTGGCCAAGTTGGTACTGTTGTAGATTCAGCTTCAACAAGCGGGTCCGGCGTCCAAGCTCGTGGCTTTGTAGGCGCTGTAACTCCTGTTAGGTCTTTGGCAATAACCTCAGTCACCGCGGCAGGTTCTGTTGGAACCGTAGCTTCTGAGCGAGATAAAGCTCTTACAGGGGTAGAAGCTTCTGGACAGGTTGGTACTTCTTCCGTCGCTCATTCAAATTCTATTTCTGGTGTGACCGCTTCTGGTACGGTTGGCACCGCATCCGTATCACGAACAGTTGCTTTGTCCGGTGTTGCGGCTTCAAGCACTGTTGGAACTGTTTCTTCTGCGCCAAGCCGGAGTATTACTGGTAATGCAGCTACTGGAAATGTAGGAATTGTTGCGGTTTCAAGAACTTCTACGCTCAACGGAAACAGCGCAGCAGGTAGTGTTGGTACAGTTTCCGCAGATAAGACGTTTGTGTTGTCTGGTGTTAGCGCAGCAGGAACCGTGGGTACAGTCGCCGCACAAGGTGGCGTAACAGAAAACAGCGTACTAGCATCTGGTTTTGTTGGCACAGTTGGTAGTTCAAGAACTATTGCCCTGTCAGGCGTTA